TAATTATCCAAAAACAATTGATGGTTTAGTAATGTGCTATACTATGGCAATACCCTTTTTTCAAAACACATTATTATCAACTATGCTATATACAACACTTATAGTTTTAACAGTACAGAAAGGAATAAAATATGCGAACAATTATTTTTAACCTAATTTTATTAATAGGATTACTAGGATGTTCAAATCAAACATTTGCACCAGATACAACCACATTAAAATATGGTAATACTGGTCAAGATGGAGATAGTGTTAATGGAGATTATGATTCAGAAAATTTTACCATTACACAAACATTTAAATGGTCTAAACAGAAGTAGATGATGGATAGAAAAGCAGTACTCGGTCAAATAGGTGAAAAGATAGTAAGTAATTACTATTCTAGGGCAGGTAATATAGTAGAACACTCTATTGATCCTTATGATAGACATAAAGATTTATTAGTAGAAGGCGAAAAGGTTGAAGTTAAAACTCAAACTCGTTTTGTAATGAAAGATTGTTTTACTCTTAAATTAAATCAAATTAAAAAATGTATGAACGGATATCATATTGTAGAGTGTCCAACAACAGCAAGTAATGAATCCGCATTATATAAAGTAGATAAAGGATTTAGATATAGCACAGGACATATGAATAACGGAGATGTTAGATATGAAATACCTAGACAACAACCAGCAGTCAAAAAATTAACAGACATTGAAGGCAAAGAAAAAATGTTATTGAGAAGATACAGCACAAATTATGTACGAACTAAAAGATTACCTTAAAGCAATTAATGAATCAAAAGAGAACTTATTAGACACACCCGACCCGACTTGGGAAAAGAAGTACCCACCATTTGTAATTAACCGTTGTCTATCTATGTTCTATGATACCATAATGCATAGCAATGAAATGAACGGATTACATTTCCTACCAAAGCGTATGCAGTTTCACTATTTCATAAATAGTATACGAAAGAAAAGGCGATTTGGAGGTAAGTGGTTATCAAAAACCAAGTTGAAGAACCTAGACATTGTAAAACGTTATTATGGTTATAGCAATACGAAGGCAAAGGAAGCGCTCAACATACTTACAGATGACCAAATTGGAGATATTAAATTAAACCTTATACAAGGTGGGAGAAAGTTTAAATGAGTGAGGATATTATTAGTTGGTCACAAAGCGATATGCTTGAGGTGACCATTAAGCAACCTGATGATTTCTTAAAAGTCAGGGAAACATTAACAAGAATTGGTGTAGCAAGTAGAAAAGATAAGACACTTTATCAATCGTGTCATATACTACACAAACAAGGTAAATATTACATAGTCCATTTCAAGGAACTATTTGCATTAGACGGTAAAAAATCAACATTAACTCAAAATGATATTCAAAGAAGAAATACCATATCTTTATTACTACAAGATTGGAGCTTAATTGATATCATTAAAAAGGACGCAACGGAAGATAAAGCACCGTTAAGTCAGATAAAAGTATTACCATTTAAAGAAAAGAAAGAATGGACTTTATCTGCTAAATATAACATAGGGAAAAAAGTGGACGACAAAAAAGAAACAGCACCAAAAACAGTTGTCGGCAACACAATGAGCGATGAATAAATGCAGATACCAAATTTCAAAGATTACATAACAGAAGCAAAAACTTCTGGATCATATAGATTAATCATTATATCAGATGAACCTGAAAATGATTTAAACTTTCATACAGCTAAAAACTTAATGAAACAAGCAGATAAGCTTGGTCATAAGTCATATATCTATAGAAACACAGGTGGTTATGTAACCGTTGAAGATGATGGAGAAATGTATTTCCATAATCAAGATGACAAAAAAGGATTTAGAGTATCAGCAAAAGATACAGTTGCTATTATAAGAGGTTCAGTAGTACGTAGAGATAGTTGGATGGACTTGGTATCAAGATTAGAAAAACACCAAGTGTGTGTAATTAACAGTAGAGAATGTGTTAGTATGTGTGCCGACAAATATAGAACTTCATTAAGATTAGCAGACTATGGTATTAGACAACCTAAATCAGTATTGGTAACTGATCCAGAAAATTCAATGGAATCTTTTGATAGTTTAGAAGAAAAGTTTCCTGTTATCTTAAAGACATTAAGAGGTTCAAAAGGTGTTGGTGTCTTGTTTATTGAATCAGAAAAATCATTAGATTCAATAGTACAATTACTTAATAAACAAGATGAGGATTCTGATATATTATTACAGCAATATATAAAAACTAAATGGGATGCTAGAGTTTTAGTATTACAAGGTAAAGTATTTGCTGCTATGAAAAGACACGTAGTGCCAGGAGATTTTAGAAGTAATGTATCAAGAGGTGCAGAAGTAGAAGAATTAAAATTAACAAAATTAGAAACAGAAGAAAGTTTAAAAGCTGCTAAGGCAGTAGATGGTCAATGGGTTGCAGTAGATTTTATACCGTCAGCAGATAGAGTAAACGAAGAACCATTTGTTATTGAAGTTAACTCTTCACCAGGTACAGAAGGTATAGAAGAAGCAACAAATAGAAATTTAAGTAAAGAAATTATACAACACTTTGAAAATAGAGAACATTGGAAAAAAGTTCCAACTATGTGTGGGTATAAAGAAGTTGTCTACATACATCCATTTGGACGTATAGTAGGTAAGTTTGATACAGGTAATTCAGGTACGTCTGTTATACACGCTGATAAAATAAAAAAATCAGGTGGTAAAGTTACTTGGTCGTTAGAAGGTAAGACACTATCAAACGATATCATACGTAAGCAAACAATTAACGTAGGTGGTTTAAGAGATTATAAAGAAGAAAGAATAGTAATAAAACTTGATGTAAAATTTGCAGGTGGATATTACAAAGAAGTAGAATTTACATTAGACGATAGGGATGAAAAATCAAAAATATTATTTGATAGAGAAACAATGAATAGGTTTAATGTAATGGTTAACCCTAATAGAAAATATATAATAACAACAAAGTATAGTTTAGATGATAGCAGAAGCAAGAAGTAAAGAAGAGATAGCAGAAGATATTAAACATATCTTAAAAGATAAAGTAGCTCCAGCCGTTGCTCAACACGGTGGGTTTATAAATTATCTTGACTTTGATATGGATTTAGGTGTAGCAAAATTAGAACTAGCAGGTAGTTGTTCTGGTTGTGCAATGTCTAAACAAACATTACATCAAGGTGTGGAAGATATGTTAAAGCATTATGTTCCAGAAGTCAAAGCTATTGTAGGTGAAGATGATGAGAAGGCAGTAGAACAAGGATATACACCTTTTTTTCCACAAGGCAACATTGACAATTCATAAGCAATAGTGTATATTATAATCAAGGAGAAATATAATGGCAAGTGATATCTTAATATGTAGATTGATGACAGGAGAAGATGTTATCGGTCACATTACCGAAGGTTCAGAAAAAGTTACAATCAGAAAAGGATACGTTATCATACCAACACAATCTGCTCCAGGAAAACCTGTGCAGTTAATGATGACACCTTACGCTCCATATTCAGAAGGAGAAACGATTGACATTAACAAAAATTTGGTAATTTCAATATCAAAAGCAAAAAAACAAATACAAACAAGTTATACAAATACCACTTCATCTATTGTAACACCTAATAAACAGTTAATAACTGAAACAGGTTTGCCTACATTAGATAAAAAGTGATAGATGTTTATTTTGTAAGAAACGGATCCAAAATTCGTGTTCAATCCAGAGAAGGATTGACAGCAATGGAGGCGGCGAAATTTGAATCACACGTAAGTATACCAGAAATTCCTGCCGATTGTGGCGGTAATTGTATGTGTTGTACGTGCCACGTATATGTAGATGAAAAGTGGATAGACAAAGTGCCAAAACCAGTAGACTCTTCAATAGAAGAAGCACAATTAGAATATGAAAAAGGATATAAACCAAATCAAAGTAGATTAAGTTGTCAAATAAAACTTACTAAAGACCTTGATGGTTTAATACTCCATTTGAGACCAGATGAACTTTTATAAAAACGTAATAGAATATAAAGGCAAACTACTTGTTAGAGGTGTAAGAGATAGCAAAGAGTTTAAAGAGAAGATTAATTTTTCACCTACATTATATTCAGTATCACAACGACAAGAAGAATTTAAATCATTACAAGGACATAATTTAAGACCTATTACTTTTTCATCTATTGACGCTGCTCGTAGATTTAAACGTGATGTTGCTACTCAAAATGCACCTGTCTATGGACTTGATAGATTTCATTATCAATACATCAATGAAGAGTATCCAAAACAAGTTAAGTGGTCAAAAGATTTAATTAAAATATTTACATTAGATATAGAATGTACCTGTGAAAATGGATTTCCAGAAGTAAATAATCCAATTGAAGAACTGTTATGTATTACAGTTAAGAATCAAACAAACAAACAAATTATAACGTGGGGTGTTGGCGAGTTTAAAACTTTACGTACAGACGTAACTTATATTAAATGTTCAGATGAAAGACATTTAATAATGGAGTTTATGAAATTTTGGTTGAAGAACTATCCAGATGTTATTACAGGTTGGAATACTAAATTTTTTGACTTACCTTATTTAATGAATAGAATTCAAATGGTTGCAGGTGCCAAAGTTGCAAATAGAATGTCGCCTTGGAACTTAATACATAAAGAAGAAATAATTGTAAGAGGTAGACCTAATACATATTATTCATTGTTTGGTATTGCAATGTTAGATTATCTTGATTTATATAAATGGTTTATACC